CGTATGTGACAGCGGTTGAGTCGATCTTTTTCACCAGGTCGGTCGAATACGGGTCGTAAAAATACATCTGTACAACCAACTCTGTGTAGAAATCTCTGAGTTCAGACAAATTGCTCATTATGCTGTCTCCCGATCCATGATGTAAGTCATTAAAACAAATTTAGCACGGTTCAGCAGTTGACGCTGATCTTCAATGGTGTTGAAATCAGGCTGTTCGTAAGCCATCATTTCTTGTGCATCCGACATCATACCGGCCACAACCATTGCAGGGCCTGACAGTTGGAAAGTAATACCAGACTCCACTGCTTCACGCATCTGCGCTTCAGTGCAACCATACATGCCAACTTCACGGATTTCTTTGGTAGTAAGACCTTCAAATGCTTTTCTCATTTTCAACTCCTTTTTGCTTAACATGCCATTATTATAGCAAATAACCGAATTATGGACAAGTAATACTCAAGTATTACTTTATTTTGAAAGGGTTTCAAACAGGCGGGCGTTGATCTCGTCCATTTCTGACTGCTCAACGTAGAAGTCCGTACGTGGGTCGTAGTAAGCGCCTTCTTTGTTGTCATAATACAACACACGACCTGAGAAGTTAAAGGGACCTTCTAGCCCAGCCCGTGGGCCGTACTTGGTACGCATCTGGTCCATTTCAAACTTGTCTGCAAGAACACGGTATCCCATGGTCAACTCCTTTTTGCTTAACATGCCATTATTATAGCAAATATCCGAATTATGGACAACCATTTTAGTCCAAAAACTTGTACACTTTGAGTTGCATTTTTACAACAGCTGAGTCGCTATTATTTTGAACTTTAAACTGCTCAATTTTTGATTGCAATAGCTCTTGTGATGTTGTAAACAGAGGGAGCTCGGCATAGTACATGGCTTTATTTGAGGGACAGCCCTCAAAATTATCGGCAACGATACGTATTGCTACGGGCTTGTTTGCGTATGGTGTTAATTTAACACTTACGTTTACATACAAGATGTTGCTTGCTTTAGTATTAAACTGCATTTTTGGCTCCTTTTTGCTATTCAAACCAAATTATAGCAGTTTATTGAATTATGGACAAGTACTACTAAAGTACTAGGTGACGGAAATATGCGTAATGTTGTTCCAAGGTCCAAGTGTCGGGGTTGATCCTTGTGCCATCGTGTGTTTCAAACTCAGCCGCAAACACACTGGAGTAACGCAGGAACGGTCGCCACATGTTGGGAGTCTTTGCGGCCCAGCCTGCATCTTTCAGCATCATGTGTTTCACACGGCTCAGACGCACCGTGGGTGCATTAAGAGCCTGCTCCACTGTGATGGCTGCCGCCAACAACAGATCGCGGATTCTGCTGGCCGGAATCAAGTGTTCAAAATCACATTCTTCATCGGCTCCGACCTCGTGATAGTGTGCTTTCATTCCGTCACGCTGTTCGATGCAATACTCGTGATAACGGCGCAGGTAAGTGTCAATGTCGTTGCGAATTTCACGTAACAGTTGTTGATCATTTTGCACTGCATGGTATTCGGCAACCAGACGTATCAGATTCCTAGTACAGTAGTTGGCCACTGTACGATAAGTTTCGTCGGTACGCCGGGTCTTGCCATACACCGGTGCTGTAAATTGTTCCAGTGATTCTTGTAGATTCATTTTGCCAACTCACACAATTCTTCAAACGAGTTCACTTGATAGTGCCACCATTGGCTTGATCCCGGGTAGCCATCTCTTCCAAACGGAACATTGATGCAATTTCCGGTGAGATGTCTGAATGCATGATACGGAATATGTAGAAAATATTGTGTGTTGAGAACAGGATTGTTAATAACACACAGTATAGGAGCAGTGGTGTTGATGCTTATCCATGCCAAATAATAATCTGAACTGGCGGCCTTTTTTACAGTAGAATATTTGATTTGAACCCCTGACACCAAATCAATATTAGCAGTATTTTTGCCGCACATGGCAACACCTGATTTTTTACTGATTGCTTGTTCAGCCAATTCACCTACGTTTATCAAATTCTTTGATAGCAACAGGTTAATGGCAGTGTCTAAAGACATCATTGTAGAAAGCTCGTTGCCAAAAAGTGTTTGTGTTAATGCATTGGACATGTTACTTCTCCTCAGGGAATAAGCCAGGGGCAGGATTGCCGTCTTCAATGCCCATTTTAGCACCTTCTCCATGATAGGGCAAGTTCAATGTACCACCGTTGCGTAAATACAACTCTCGTAAAAAGTTGGCCATTGCACTGGGAGCATTCCATGCACCACCAGGGAATTGATGTTCAAACTGTACCTTGGCCTTGGCATGTATCAATGCACTAGATTTAAAAGTAGATTTGACACCAGTCAACACAGTTTTCATCCAACCAGCTGGCAATCGTCCTGCAGGATTGGTACTGGAAATACGATGTAATTCATACAGTCCAATGAAACAACCTTGATCAATTTCTTCTTGCATGGGAAAGGTATCACGCACCGCTTCCAAAATATCGTGTAAGACTCGTCCACTTTCGTCCACCTCAATACCTTTGTAGGCATACTTGAAGTGACTGAAGAAGTAGTCGTTGTCGCCACGCAAGGTGTCACTGTTACGACTGGCCTTGTCTTGCAGGTCAATGCCCAAGTTATCAAATTGATCTTGAAGGGTTTTGGCACGAACATTTTTAGCTTCATGACTACCATTCTTGTAACGTACCAAAGCATTACGATGAAGGTCTCCGGGAGTAAGTCGTTTGACGCCAGTGTCGTTGAGCATTTCAAACGCATAGCTGGCAAAGTTAGGATCATTAGTTTCGACCACTGCACAAGGAATTTCAGTAAAACCTAGCAAGGCAGCGGCCAAGGTACGATGTTGTGCGTCATATAAATAGATGTTGGAACCTTTAATACGACATGCTGATCCAGGACTACAGATACGAGCATCCCACTTCTTCATAATGTTGATCACGTGTTTGTGTATGACATCACGCTGTACCTCATAGTCAATCCACAGGTCCTCAATGGCAACCATGGTACTGTGGGGGAATTTTTTTGCAATAAACTCTGCTTGGGCACGAGTTCGCCATGCATCAAGTTCTTTTTGAGTTACATTGTAGTGAGCCTTGAGTTGTCGCTCAACTTCAGCAACCACTTCTGTGAATTTACGTACAAGGCGTTTTGCAGCCATAATAGATCTCCTTTAGGGTTAAAAACGGAGCACCATGCTCCTACCGCTGTTCGAACAAATAGCACACCATGTGCTGGTGTTCTCCTAGCAAGTGCATCTAGTATACACTATTGCTTATTTAATGTCAACCGTATGTGATACGGTTGGTAAAATATTGATCAAAATTGCCCGCATGCAACTGTATCATCACTGCGGTTTCTTGGTCAAACACCACCAAGTTATCCAACTTGGCCACATAATAAGGCACCCAACATGCCCGTTCTAGCAGTAGGAAATGCCGTGGTTTTATTTTTATGTCTAAGGTAACACTAAAGTTTACCAGGCCAGCCCGTGCGCCGGCAATTTGAAATCCAAACTTGGTCAGGCGCAGACTTGTGGGGTTGAGTGGGTTGAACCACAGTTCTCGAAAACGGTCACGAGCAACTGCAAAACCCGTGGGGTCAATTTTATCAAGTATTACTTGATTCCAGTGTGCCTGTGATCTAGGATCATCAGACATCTTGTGCCCTTAGGGTTTTTTCTGTGAGAAAACAGTTTCGCCTTGTGCCAGTAATACAACTTCAAACTTGTCGGTTTTAAACAATGTGTTGAGTTTCTTGCATAGATTAACAGCATGGCCACTGTTTGAAAAGCTGACCTTTTTGTACTTGGGTCCAGGATAACTTACCAATATGTTGTAAGTTTTGAGATTGATAGGCTTGGAGTCGTAGAACACGGCCCAAATGCCTTCAGAGTTAAGGATTTGATCACTTTTGTAATTTACTTTGTTAACGTGCTCTAACAGCACTGTTGGTTTAGGTCTACTCATTGTCGAATTCCTTACAGCTTTATTTATCTGCTTTATCTGCGTATATTATTTAAAGCCACCACCGTCCATGACCACAGTTACAGTATCGCTGGCTGTAGATTCTTGGTTGGCAAGTTCGGTGATACGTGCCAATAATTCAAAGATATCAGCATGCAGATTACGTGCTTCTACAGCAGTTAGGGTAAGTTCACGCCGTTGTGTTTGGTTCATGGCACGTACACGATCGTTGAACATCTGTACGTGTATGCTGAGATTATTCTCCATTGGCGGACCTCAGTTCCTGTTGCATTTCCTCTTGTGTGGCAAAGGGTCCTTTGAATCGATATCTGTTTAAGGTAATGAGTTTTGGACAGTATGCACGGGCCCAGTGGCTGTCAAATTTGATAGCATAGTAGCCAGCACAGAAGTAACTTTTGCTTTTTGCTGTTTTTGTGTAGACCGGCAACTTGCGTACAATGTCGTACATTTCATTGTGTGCCCGCCCACTGATGGGATAGCCATGCACTGTGTTTTCAGGCTTGGCCGCTCGGTCTTTGGCCGGCTTGTCAAAAATGATGTTGTATTGTTTCGACAGCAGTTTGATTGACGGAAAACGTTCACGTTGGTCATCGTGAACATACACAAAGCCACCTTCTTCCACTGCTTGTATGGTAGCGACCTTTTCTCCGTGGTCTTCTACGATCCAGTATTTGTTTTTAACAATGGGTCTTGCAATGCGTTCACTGTCGGTCATATTTTCATGCTCTCCATCATGATTGCCTGTGCCACTTGTTTGGCAAAGTCTTCGTCTTCGTTGATCATATACAGTTCGTTTACCTTACGATCAGCTCGGCTGTCGTATCGGTGTGTTTCCAATATAAAACCACCCACACTCTTGTATAAGGTAAAGGTCATTCCCGATGCATCCAGTGTGCGAGGCGCATTTTCACTACCGCTGATGACATTGAGTCCCCGGTGTGATTTCTTGGATAGCGCCTGTTCTTTTTCATAACTTATAACATGCGTTGAATCCAAAAGACGTTCGCCTTCACGGCTCCATCTGGCCACTGCTTTCTTAAACCATTTCATTTTTTGTCCTCTAATGTTAATATGTCCATGACTCGGAATTGTTCATAGGCTTCACGGAGTCCAGGATGTTGTGCCAGGCGTTCATGCAAACACTGTTCTTCATACATCTTGACACGTGCCCAATCTAATATCTTTTCAGCTTCAGGATTCAATCCAACATAGTATTGACCCATGTTAAGCGGTTGCCAACTGGTACCGTTGTACATTTCCAGTCGTTGATTGTTGGTGTTGTATTGTAAAGATCCAACACTCATGTAATTACTGTTGTTGACATAGTTACTAGCAGGACCGCCGGTGACTGCAATATACTTGCCGGTTTCACTAATATGACCTATCATTTTACTTTCTTAAGGTATTCTCTACCAATGTGTCCTTTTTCAATTTCCATCAGTGCTGTGGCTGTGGTGCCACCTGCGCCAGTTACTTTGGGCAGGTGTCCGGCTTTGAGTTCACGCACTCGCTTGGCTAGAATCAATATTAGATCAAAGCGGTTGCCCACTTGATCAACTGCCAGCTCAGATGTGTTCCTGCTGTTTGACGTTGGTTTGTTCATGTTATGTTTGCTCCGTTGAATATGATTAGACTGGTTAGATATATGATGGCAAAGTATGTGACAGCATGGAGCAGTTGGTCAATACCATGCCAGATCCAAAACTCACGATCGTCTTGTGTTAGACTGCGTGTGAATTGTCGTTTGGCCCAATCAATGTGATAGTGTAGCACAGCATCGGCCAAGGCAAGAGCCAGGGCATACACAGGATCCACAAAGTGTAGCAGGATCACATAGCTGAAACTGCCATGTAGACCTGCGTGTTGTAGTCCACCCAACTGACCGTATGTGCTTTTTTCCGCAGACATGCGTGGCGTTTGCCACAGAAAGTCAGCTAGGAAGTGTTTGAAGAAGAATAAAAATAACAACAGGTAAATCATGATTGTAAAGTGTCCCACATTAATTCTGAATCTTTCACGTATGCCACAGGCTTGAGCCAACCGTTGCCGATACATTCAGAGATTACTTGTTTATAACTCTGCGGGCACTCAGGTAAAATGTGAAACCCTGCACGTGGCACTACTGCAAACCCATCAAAAATCCTGAAATCAGGATCGTCTTGGCGTATGGTACGCACCAGGCTTTTGTGTGCAGTGATTTTCATACAACTGCCTCAGGGTAAGCGGCGCTGAGAAACTCGGCATACTGTTGTGCATTGTCGCTGATGCGTTTGAGTTCGTACTTGCCACAGAACTTCATGAACTTGGCACCAATTTGGCTGATGTCCTTGGGCTTCATGCCTTCTATGATAGTGGTTGCCATTTTTGTTTTTATATGGTCTGGCTGTGCAGTAAGGTCTACCAAGGTCACATTACGATGATAGTCATCCAACACCTTGTGTTCGACACCGTTGTGGTCAACCCAACGCTGGAGCATGAGATTGTTCCACGCGAATCCTTGTCGTTCGCGATCTTCAAATGCTTCTTGTAGCCCAACCTTGTTCTTGGTACCCTTGGTACGCACACCTGGATAGGCACTAAACACATTGTCGCTGGCATCACCACGCATACATTTCTCAAACAAGATCCACTTGGGATCTGGTATTTGTTTAGGCAGCTTGGTTTTCTTATCAACGACCAGCTTGCCCTTCTTGTCCAAGATGCCACCCAAGGTATGTAGCTCATCTGCAATACCGTTGTACTGATTGACATTTGGGGCCAGCAACTGATGGAAGTCAGTGTCTGAACTCACAATGGTGTGGTGATCCTCAGGGTGACTTTGGATCCATCCTGCCACCAGGTCATCTGCTTCCAGCTCTGGGTGCTGGAGAACAGTACAATTGGACTTTTCGTACAGGAACGTTTTAAGTTCATCAAATGCTTCCCAGAAGAGACGATCTTCTTCGGCTTCGGTTTCGGTGAGCGCGGCTCGGGCAACTGAGCGATTCTTTTTGTAGGGTTCATAAAAGTCCTTGCGCCAGCTTCGACCTTCTAAACAGAATATGACATGATCAGCTTTTTGATCACGCCATGCTTTGTTTACGCTGGCCAGTGTGACATGAATGGCAAATCCCAACCTGTCCCATGTATCGCTTTGGCGATGGGCACTGTGTCGGGCACGAAAGAATGTGTTAGCGGTATCAACGATTAAGTATCTCATGCAGTAATAATAGCATATTACTCAATTCTTGTCAACTCATTATGGACAATTTTGGTATACAAGAATTCAGCCCAGGCAGCATGGGCCGCTGGGCCAAAATGGTAAGAATCCGGGCGAACCGTTTGAAATCCGTGGTCGATGCACCAAGCATAATAGGTGCCTGCTGGGTTGTAAGGGTCAATGTAGCAGTTGTCCCAGGTCCAATGATGTCCGACCACTTCAATATCAAAATGGTTATAGGTATTGAAAAACACATGCGGAATACCACGCACATGTAGATCAAGATGGAATTGATGGATTTTACGATGCGCCGAAATCATTTCCATGTGCCAATCAATTTCACTGATGTATTTTGGGTACGCATCTTTGAGCCATGCAGGCCAATCTTCGCCTATGCCTCCGGCATTTACCTGCCAACACACACCAGTGGCTGGATCCTTAAATTCTTTTCGTTCCCAGGTGCTCCAGCCTATCACCACATAGTCGGGAGATTGTTCTTGAAGGTATTCCCATGTGGTTCTAATTATTCTGTCATTGGAACTGGCGCTTTCGGCATCGCACCACAGCACAGCATGCATCATGTTGGCCAAATGACAGCCGTAGCTCACACGTTCGTTGTCGGGATGTGGCTGTCGGCCTAGAGCCCAGTACAATGGATCGTCGCAGGCAAAGGCATGCGTGTTAACAGCCTCGGCGGCCGCTGAATGACTATCACCATTCACATAAACAATCACGATACCTCGCTACGCCCATCGCCTAGGTCTCTACGCTGTATGACTCGATTCTCAATGGGTTGATTGACCTCCCATTGTTCATAGTTTTCAGCTAGAACATTGCGGCAGATGGTCTGGAACCATTGATCCACAATCTGTGCATCATCCTTACCTTTGTATCCGGCCTTCATTAACTTGGCCACAAAGATGTCATTCCAGTCCAGTTCAAATGCACCATTCTCCACATTGTCAGGATCTAGCTCTACACTGATCACACTCACATATGGCTCATTGCGTTTGGTTGCCGCTGACTTGGCACTGGCACCAACTTTGAGTTTGGGTTCTGCTGTTTTCTTAGCAGGTGCTTTCTTTGCAGGTGTTTTTGTTGCTGTTGTTTTTTTAGCTGTTGCCATGTCAATTCCTTTTTAATAGATATATCAAATGTTCGTCTGATGTGTGCCAGCGTGTTTCTACAGCATCATCACCGGGTCCAGTCCATACGGCCCGACCACGATAGGCCCGTTGTAACCAAATGATTCGTTTGGTAATATCACAGCGATGTGGCCACCATGCAAACTCCATGCTCCACACAGCCCGAGCATGAAACATTGCGTCAGCATCCCATTGTGGTTTTTCAAGGAATCCCATGGCCACTCTGTGCTCATTGTAGTTGGTGCCAAACATTATTCACGGCCCCAAGTGATCTGTAGCCAAATGCGTTCGTGTATGTAGTAAAGCACAGTTAAGATAACATGTATAGCCAGACTTGTGGCCAAACCAGTCCACACCGCTGTGATCAAGATTCCAAAGAATCTATAAGTCAATCCTCGAGCAATGGTTCGTAGTTTGGTCTCTGACATCAAGTGCCCCACTCATTCTTAAACAACGGTACCTGTAGTCTATCGCTATACCGCCATCCACGATTCATAGCGGCCAGCGCCACATTCTTTGCATTTAGTGTATAAACACTTTCCACGCCGCCTACCGGCATCAAGTAGACATGCCCTTTAAATCCAGCTGCTCTAAATTCTTTAACAGCACGTTCTGCATCTAAAATATCATCGGCTGTAGATACAACCAATTTAAGATACACAGTGCCACGTTTTTCATACTCGCATACTATTTCTGGACAGATGGCTTCTTCCCAGTTCTCTCCGCTGGCAGGCAGTTTGGCACTTACTGAGAATGTGATTTCTCTATCCCATTGTTCAGCAGTCCATTCTCCAAGATAATGTTTGAAATCTTGGCTAAGTTCTTGAGTACCGTTGGTCTCAAATGTAATCTCTTTCAATCCCGACATCTTGGGGTGTTCCAGCAGATCTGGATAAGCACGTTGCCAACCTAACAGCGGTTCACCACCTGTGATAACCAAGTGCTCATCTTGCCAATGGCCATGAGGCAGTATATCACAAATAGTATTGGCAATAGTATCAACATCGAGAAGAGGGCTAAGATGTTTGAAACGTGGATCCCAACTCGCATAGCTGTCGCATCCAGTAGATACAAGTGGTAGAAGTTGATAAGATTTAAAACTTTCTGCAGATTCTGC